GGGCAACCTGTGGGAGCCTGAAGATTTGGTTTCTTGGGGTTTTACAGAGAAAGATCTTGGTTTTGATGACGAAGAAAAACCTGTAAAACCAAAGAAGCACGAATTATTGTTAAGTTTTACAAGCATAGACGATCTACACGAAGCTAAAGAAAAAATTTTAGCAATACTTGAACAATATCAAGGGTCTACGTATAGGGTGAAGTAATGTAAAACCAGCGGTGTAAAACCGTTTTACAACCCAACACGCGAGGATCTAATGGCTAGAAAAACAATGCAGGTGCTTGGCCGTGCGCCTTCCAAAGATAGAGATGGACATACAAAACGGCCTATTGATTGGAAGACAGTCAAAAAATTATGTATAATACAATGTACAGTCAAAGAGATATGCGATTTTCTTGAGATAAGCCAAGATACAATGGAACTTGCATGTCGAGAAATGTTCGACTGCACTCCTAATCAGAAGTTTGCAAAATGGCGCTCTGGCGGAAATTGTAACTTAAGGCGCATGCAGTGGCATCTTGCCGAGACTAACGCATCTATGGCTATCTTTCTTGGTAAACAATACTTAAATCAAATAGACGACTACAAATTGACCAACAGAGGCGACTTAAAAGTTAACGTTGTTAACTTTGGCGACCAACCAACGAATTCTTGGAGCGATAAAAATGAGCAGACTGAACCGATATCAGACACCAACGATACAGATTCCTGATTTTACACCACGCGATTACCAGCTTCCATTTTTAAGAGCAATGGATAATGGCTGCAAGCGCTCTGTCTTGGTGTGGCATCGTAGAGCAGGCAAAGAAATTGCATGCTTTAATTGGCTTGTCAAGATGGCTTATTGGCATCGGGTTGGCACATATGTTTACTTCTTTCCAACTACATCTCTCGGAAGGCGTATCCTTTGGGATGGTGTTAATAAAGATGGTAAGAAGTTTTTAAGCTATATACCCGATGCTATTATTGATGGTAAGCCCAATAGCAGCGAAATGAAAATAAGGCTAACAAATGGCAGCATCATTCAAATCATCGGCTCTGACAATGTCGTCAATGTTGGGGTTAACCCTGTTGGTTGCGTATTCTCGGAATTCTCATTACAAGACCCTCATTGCTGGACTTACACGCGTCCTATCTTACGTGAAAATGATGGTTGGGCGGTATTCAATTTTACCCCTAGAGGGAAGAATCACGCCCATGACTTGTATCTTATGGCAAAACACAACCCAAACTGGTTTTGTCAAAAGCTTACCATTGAGGATACAGGAGTCCTCAACGAAGAGGATATGGAGCAAGAACGACGTGAGGGAATGTCCGAACATCTTATTCAACAAGAGTATTATTGTGATTTCAACCTCGGGGTTGAAGGTGCTTATTATGCGAAGTTGTTGAATAGAGCAGATTTAGATGGGCGTTTAACAAACGTTCCTTTCGAGCCACATACATCAGTAGACACTTATTGGGATTTGGGTGTTTCTGATGAGACTGTCATATTATTAGCTCAGAACGTGGGACAGCAAATCCATATCATCAATATGTATCGCAATCAGGGTGAAGGACTCAACCACTACGCTAAATGGTTGCAAGACGAAGCTAATAAGTGGGGATACATCTACGGTAATCATTATGCCCCGCATGACATACAAGTAAGAGAACTTGGCTCTGGCGCAAGATCTAGAATGCAAATCGCTAAGGACCTGGGTATCAACTTTCAGATTGTACCAAAAGTCTCGATCTTTGAAGGCATTGAATTTGCACGCGGTATCTTTCCAAAACTATGGATAGACACAGACAAATGTTCTTACTTTATCAAAGCAATTGAGAATTACCAAAAGTCATACAACGAAAAACTGAATGTATACAGTGACAAGCCTTTACATGATTGGTCGTCACACACGGCGGACGCATTTAGATATATGTCTGTGGTACAGAACAAGTTAAGCAAAGGCAGCATGTCGCAAGAAGATGCGGACAGATTGGAAAGAGCTTATGCTTTTAGACATAGGTAAAGAAAAATTTCGCAAACTTTGATCTATATATACAAAAATGCTATAGCGAAAAAAGAAAGCACATAACGTACAGTGTTAACAGTTTAACGCGAGGTAGGGGAGTGATCGCCCCGTCCAATGCCGTATCATTGGCCTCGCATCCTTTCTATACGGAGAAAGTAAGTATAAAGGGATGTGATGGCTACATATCAAGATATAATAAGAGATTTTGATACATATTATAATGAAGCATGGTATGCATGGAATCCGTTTTTTCCGGAAGCTGAAATGGATCTGCGATACTTCTTGGGAGACCAATGGGATGCAACAGAGAAAAAGAAATTAAAAGAAGACGGTCGTAACGCATTTGTATTCAACAGAATACGCAGAAATATACAAATGGTTACTGGCTATCAATGCAAGCATAGATTGTCGTCTATTGTTTTACCGCGAGAAGATCAAGATCAACAAGTTGCAGATCAGCTTACAAAATTATTGATGTATGGTTTTAGTTATGCAGATGCATATCAAATAATCAGCGATTGTTTTGGGGGAGCTTTAAAAACTGGATTCAATCTTTGTAGTCTATGGGTTGATTATCGCGATGACCCGATCAATGGTGATGTAAAACTGAGTAGAGAGCCATATAATGGTTTCATTTTAGACCCCTATTTTACAAGTTTAGATTTTTCCGACTGTGGTTACATATTAAGACGTAAGTACTTAAGTGTAGATCACGTCGCTTCTTTATTGCCTGGCCAAGAAAAAGATGTTCAATCTTTATATCGAATTGGTTGGGAACGAGATTCTAAGTTCACATGGCTTCCATATCAAAGACAGCCTAATGGTCAAGACCTTATGGCATATAATGAGATGTATATCCAAAAGTGGAGACAAGTTCCAACTTTGGTTGATATGGAGACAGGCGAGATGTTGCCATTTGATGTTGACAATGACGTAATCAACATCTTTTTACAGCAATATCCGCAACTTAAAGTAATAGACAGGCCACAACGTTATATAGAACAACACGTAATAGTAAACGACCATGTCATGCGATCAGATATGAATCCGTATGATCTAGATGAGTATCCATTTGTTCCGTTTACGGCTATTTTCGAACCAGAATCGGATCAATGGGACTTGAAGATACAATCATTAGTGCGGTGCATGCGAGACCCACAATGCGAAGCCAATAGGCGACGTAGTCAAATGATTGATATCCTTGACTCACAAATCAATTCCGGATGGATCGCAGACGAAAACAGCGTTATTAATTCTAAGAGCTTATTTCAGTCCTCACAGGGCAAGGTTATTTGGAGGCGCGAGGGATCTGCTCCGGGAGCTATTGAAAAGATACCACCTGCTCAAATACCACCATCTATGTTCCAAATGCAAGAGCTGTTCGATCGAGACATGATGGATATCGCCGGAATTAATGACGCTGCTTTTGGTCAAACAGATAATGCCCAAGAGTCTGGCGTAATGATGATGTTAAGGCAGGGCGCAGCTCTCGTTAACTTGCAAGAGTTGTTTGACAATCTTCGCGTATCTCAACGGGAGATATCACGCAAGATGATTAAGATGATGCAAAATTGGTCTGATGGAAAAATTAAGCGCATTCTTAATGAAGATATCGCTCCATCATTCAGAGACACAAATCTCACCAAATATGACATGTCTATCCAAGAAGGTCTCTTAACAGATACTCAAAAACAAATGTACTTCAGACAACTTGTCGATCTTAGAGGACTTGGTGCTCCTGTTACTGGTGAGATGTTGGCAAAAGCTGCTCCAATCCAAGGCAAGACAGAATATACAGAACAAATCGCAGAACTTGAGAAACAACAAGCTGAAGCTGCTCAAAGACAACAACAAATCGAACAGCAGGTCATGGTACAGCAGGGTCAGATGTCACAAGCAAAAGCTATTTCTGATGTTGCGCTCGGAAAAGAAAGATTCACAAGAGCTATCGCAAATATGGGACTGCACGAAGAACGCAATGCAGAGTCTATCCAAAATAGAGCACAAGCATCTCTAGACCGCGCCAAGACAATGAAAGAACTACAAAGCATGGATGACGACCGCCTGATTAAGTTCATGAATATTGTCAAGATGATGGAAGAGATGAGCAGGCAAGAAGAACTAGAGAACAAAAGCGATGACTTGAAAATTTCTGCACAGGCTGCGGAGCCACAGCAGAATGTCCCTGGGGTAGGGTCACTTCTCCAGGAATTACCAAACAACCAACTATCGGAGGTACCCAATGCCTAAAGATAAGTATTCCCAAAAGGGAATGGGCAAAGTGATGGGTCACGAGAAAAAGCCAAAAAAATGCAATCCGTTTGCTGCTCAAAAGACAGATTACGGACGCATACAGCACAGGCCAATGGATTATCGTGGCACATCTAGAGAAGCATTCGATTACAAATACTAGGAGTTCGAATGAAACAAGAGACTGGTGAAACACGCAACGCAATTATTGAAGACGACGAGAGGCTTATACAAGACATTCTCAATGCAAACAAGCACAGACGCGACCCGTACTGGATCGTGATGTTTGCCAAACCGTCCAAGAACTGCGTAGATGGACTGCCAACCTTGGTAAAGCACATCAAAGCATACGGAACCAAACCAAGCCCACAAGTGGGCATGATCGTTGGTGAAGTAGATAACAAAACTGGATCTATAGAGTGGGATGTAAACATGCCACAAAGACCATTTGACTTTGATGCTTTAAAGGCTTTTGGAGCTGAATCAGCAAATGAAGTTGTCGTAGAAACAACTTCAATACCAGGAGCTTACGTAACACAATAGCGCCGCCAGCTTATGGGCGAAAAGGAACTAAATGAACCAAGAAATACTCAATTCGGGCGATCAATTGGAGGCCGCCGCTCCTGTAGATGAAAACACAATGGAACCGCAAGGCCAAGAGCAACAAGAACCACAACAAGTGCCTCTTGATGCCCTACAGGCAGAGCGGGCAGAGCGTCAACGTCTGCAAGATGAACTCAAAATGGTCAAGGATAACATGTCCCTGATGATGTCTCAATACCAATCTCAGGCAAAACAGTCTCAAGAGCAGGCTGATAACTTGTCTGATGATGATGTTCTTACCGTAGGAGAGTTTAAGAAAGCACTCCAACAAAAAGAACAGCAATACAACATGAGCATCCAGGAATTGCGTATGACGCAGAAGTATCCTGATTATGAAGAGGTTATCACAAAGTATTTACCTGAAGTATTTAAAACAACTCCAGGGTTACGAAAAACGTTAGAACAAACTCAAGATTTTGAATTGGCCTATTATTTGTCAAAAAATAGCGACGCATATAGATCGGCAAACAAAAAAGCAAAAACCAACGCTGATGCAGAACGCATAGTTCAAAACTCGCAGAGAGCGGGATCATTATCCAGCGTAGGAGCTACATCGCCAATCAGCCAAGCTAAGAGATTTAGGGACATGTCAGATGATGAGTTTATGGCTATCGCAAATCGTAACCGTGGATATGCATAAGAGAGGAAAACATGTCAAATGTAACAACAGTCGCAGTGTTGCCTCCAGCAGTAAGGGAGTACTATGATCGTCTTTTGTTAATGACCGCTTACCCACAGCTAGTACATACAAAATTCGCTCAAAAACGCTCCCTTCCTGTGAAGATGGGTGACACTATTGTGTTCCGTAGGTATGCACGTCTTTCAACAGTGCCAATCCCACTGCAAGACGGAATCACACCTCCAGGGGCACCACTATCAGCAACCGACATAAAAGCCAGAGTAGATTTCTATGGTAATTATGTGACTATTACAAATCAAGTAGAACTTACAGTTGAGGACAGAGTTCTTAATGAAAGTTCACGCCTATTATCACAAAACCTTGCTCAGACAATGGATGAGGTGACTCGTGATGTGCTTGCATCCACCACAAGTGTTTTGCAATGTGCGTCTGGTGTTAATGGTAATACTCCTACAGAGTTGACAAAAGCAGACATCGACGGTGCTGTTCAAACTTTGTTAAACAATGACGCTGAGATGATATCTCAAGTCGTCACTGGTACTAGTGCCTATGGCACATCACCGATTCGACCCGCTTTTTGGGCGTTTATCGACACAGCTCTTTTAGATGACCTAGAAGCCGTTTCTAACTTTGTTCACACTTCACAGTACCCACAACAAAAAACTGTTATGGATGCTGAGTGGGGAGCAACTGGAAACGTACGCTGGCTATTCACATCAGTCGGAAGCGTAACAAGCTCAAGCCCTGCTGTTTATAACAACTTTATCATTGGTAAAGAAGCTTATGCAGTAGTACATCTTGGCGCAGAAACCGGAGACTTCTATATCGAGCCTCTTGGATCTGCTGGCTCAGGCGACCCTCTCCATCAAAGAGGAACAGTGGGTAAAGTGTCAGCCCACTCTAAATCTGTAGTAATTGACTTGGAAGCCTACGGCGAAAGCTATGGTGACAGGGCGCAAGCCGGAGAATATCTCCATGCAGCGTGAACGACTAAATCTACAGACCCGTAAGGGATGCGATAGTCTGAACTCACAAGGAAACTGTGAGAGAGAAGTTGAAGTGCTTCTCCGCCTATTTATAGGTCATAAGGTTAATGGGGCCGAAGTAACAGAACAGTGGCAACACCCATTTGTGGCACGTATTCTTAACGATGCTTTCATGGTTAATCTTGAAGCAACACATAGTTAAGGAGGCGAATTATGGCACAAGTAAAAGTATTTGATTGGACAAACCCAAACCCAGCCGTGGCACGCAACTTAGATTGCGGTTTCGACCCAGTTAAGGTGACCGTTGTAGACCTTACAAACGGTGGCTCATGGATGTGGATAGAAGGTTTTACCGATGGAACAGTACTCGATGTAGATGCAGGAACAATTACCGGAAGTAATGGAGTAACACCCCTATCACAAAGTTCGGTTTTTGGTGCAGCTATAAGTGGCTTTACGAATGCAAATCCAGGCGTAATAACAGCAGCGAACGTATCGCAAGTTGGAATTACTACTGGTGACACAATCAAGGTCACAGGGATAGCAGACGACGGTTCAGCAACAACATTAAATGGTAATTACACTGTTGCATCAGCGACAGCGACTACAATTACCACAGCAACAAACACAACTTCATATTCCGTTTACGTAAGTGACGGTTATGCAACTCGTGTTTCTGATACTAATGGTGATGCAATACCAACCGAGAACTTTGCTATTAGAGGTTTGACACTTGGAACATCTGCTGTTGGAGCAAACTCTGCTTCGATGGTGGCAATCGTCGAAGGTGATGAACCCGTATTATAACGATGCGTGCCCCTTCGGGGGCACTCTTTAGGAGATAAAAATGAAACAGACAGACCAGAGAGATAAGATTGATGTGAAGAGGATGTTAAATCTTCCAATCATTGACCCTAAAAACCCATCTAGAAAGTTAGATGAGAAAGAAGAGAAGTTCAAAAAAGAGCTTAGAACATATGAATTCTATAATCTTGAAGAGCCAGGGCTAATGCATAAATTTTCTTATGGTAACACTAAAAACAGATATGATTTTACGTTTTTCCATGGTGGAAAATACAAAGTACCAAGATTTATTGCAGATCATGTTGGATCAGCATCTACTCCAATTTGGAAATGGCGACCTGATGGAACAGGAACCATGCGAAAGGAATTAACAGGTCAAAAAAGTAGATTCCAAATGAGAGAAATTTACGAGGGAGCATAAGAATGGCTAACTGGACGCTTGCCGAAATAAGACAAAAAATAAGACAGGTCACAGGTCGTTATTCTCTGCAAGAGATAACAAACGACCAAATCGACGAATACATTAACAAGTATTTCCAATATACGTTTCCTGCTGAACTTAAATTAGATAGATTTCATACTTTTTATGAATTCGTAACAGAAGCAAACGTCCAACAGTACACATACCCATCCGGATATGTTAACTTTGAACCGCCCTTGACTTTAGACAATATGGACGTTGAGTGGTATCAAGACCCAAGCTCATTTGAGTCAAACAATCCGGAAAACGTTAGCAGGCAGACAATCGGCACTGGCGATGGATCAACAGTAACGTTTTCTAGCACTGCTAGCGGTTTTCCCATACTACCCGGCACAGTTATAGTTACAGACGATACCGAAGTTTTTGAAGACACCTCTACAGCTTATACAACATCGAACATATCGCTAACAGGCGATGCTGGTGGATCTGGAACGCTTAACTTATCTACAGGTGCCATTAGCGTAACATTCAACACTGCTCCATCAAATGGACAAAACGTTGTTTTCTCATACATCCAGTTTAATCCTGGCAGACCAACGGCAGTCCTATCATACAACAATGCATTTAAATTTTTTCCAGTTCCAGACACAGCATACAGGGCGAAGATAAAAGCATACGCGAACTCACTGGTGACCACATCTTCTGGAACCACTGCTACAAGCTTCACAAACGCCACAGATCGACCTTTATTGGATGAGTGGGGTCCTTGTATTGCTTATGGCGCAGCGCGTCAAATACACGCTGATTATGGCGAATATGACGCATATGCGGATGTCACCGCATTATATAAAGAACAACAATCTTATGTTTTAAGAAGAACAAACCAAAATCTTCTTAATACAAGATCACAACCAAATTTTTAGAGGTTTACAATGGCGACTTGGAATAAAAATGCAATAACAAGTACTACAAAGATCAGGGAAGCAGGTGCTCTCCACCAAGCCAACTATAATGCGATAGAAGAGGGTGACGACACATTAAAAGTTGAAAAGTGGAACTTCACAAATAGAGACACCGCAGGACTTGCAACACCACCAACACGCGTTGATAACACTATGCAATTCTTTGCTCAAGATAATGATGACACAAAAACTGATCTGTATGTCATTGATGACCGTAATCCAGCTAACGTTATCGAGCTTACAGAGAATGGCAAGTTGGGTGGTAGATCACAATCTTTTGTCATTGGAGACTTCTCATTCGGCACAAATACAACTACTTACGATGCTGGCAACATCATTAAAGCTCGTGGAACATTTGATACAACTAATACGACTATTTCCTTTGATAATGGTGATAATATGGCTGCTGGAGTTCGCATTTCTAAAGGAAAATTCACTGTAACGGTGAATGCTGATGTTTTAGATGATGCCACTGATTATCAAGTAATGGTTACACCACATTCTTCTTCTGGAAGCGCAAGATCTGCTTCAATTATTTCAAAAGGAGTTGTTGCTGCTGGTAATCCGGTAACAATACAAGTTGGTATCTACGAGGGCAGCAATCTTTATGATACAGAAAGTTTTGATATCATTGTGATGGGAGGCGTCTAATGCAACCATACCAACCATTTCTTATTGCTCCCTTTGGCACCGGATTAGATACAGATCAAGAGCCATGGCTATTGCCTGTTGACGCATTCTCAGAGATTTCTAACGGTCACATCAAACATGGGTATATTCAAAAAAGAAGTGGCTATAGACGACTAGCTCAAATGGCTCATGGACGTGCAATTACTGCTGCAAGTAATGCTAACCCTGCTGTTTTCACAGTTGGAGCCTCTACTGGCTTGTCTAACGGTGATACCGTTACATTACAATATTTATCTGGTGGAACATGGTCGAGTCTTAATGGCGCAAAATACACCATCACTGGATTGGCTGGCGTGACATTTTCATTATTAGATTCTACTGGAACAGCAGTGGATGGCACAGCTCTTGGAGCATACTCCGCAAGCTCTGGTCGTGTATGTGATTTCGCCGGGCTTCCCATTATGGGAATTTTCCAATATTTATCTTCTACTAATTCACGAGAAATACTAGTTGCTGATACAGAACGGGTTGGCATCTACAATAGCACTTCCGGTTTAGTAGACCCATTAGATTTATACGATACAACAAGTACATTACAACCAAACAGTGATGTCTTTACATCTTCAGATACGGATTATATTTGGGCTGCAAACTGGCAGCACTCAAATGCAACTAACCGTGTCTATTTTACGAATGGCAAAGAATACCAAACTGGAGCACCGGGCACAGATGGCATTCTATATTATGATGCACAGAACGCAAGGGTCGAGCAATTTCAGCCTTCTCTTGGTGGAACAGATTACTTGTTGGGCGCAAAATTGATCTTCAGTTTCAAGCAAAGACTCTTTGTATTAAACACTTATGAAGGTACAGCGGGTAGTGGAACTCATCACCCGCAAAGAGTTAGGTGGTGTAAGCTTCAAGACCCAACAAATTGGATAGTAGAAGCGGGTGGTGGTGGGTTCTCCGATGCTGCTACCGGAGATCAAATAATAAGCGCAGAATTATTGCAAGACCTTATCGTTGTTTACTTTACAAACAGCGTGTGGACATTACGGCCAACTTCAGACCCCGCACTGCCGGTTATATGGAGCAAGGTCAACTCATTCAGGGCATGTGATGCTAGAATGGGTGTTACTGGCTATGATAGATATACAATTGCCGTTGGTATCCGCGGTATTACAGCAACTGATGGAACAGAGACACGCAGAATAGACAACCGTATAGAAGATTTTGTCACAGAAGATGTAAATGCTTCTGAGTTTGATAAAGTCTTTGCAGAGCGCAGCTATGGAGAGCGTCGCACATGGTATTTATTCCCCTATCGTGATAGCACAGATGTTAATTCTGCTTTGATCTATGATGACGATAGTGCTGGTTTCTCCAAGTATTCTATAGATATGAATGTTCTTGGCCAGGGTTCAACACGTGTAGACTATGCATATCAAGACTTTACGGCTGCTAATAATTTAGACTGGACATATGATGATGCTGGTGAAGAGACCTTTCTCAGCTTTTTCTGGTCAGACAATGCAGAAGTTCTTTTTGGTGGCGACACTACTGGCAACATACATCTGATGGAAACTGGAACAACAGATAATGGGTCAGATATTCCTTTCTCTTTAAAGAGTGCCGGATGGAATCCATTTAAAGAACAAGGTGTTGAATGTCAGTTGGGATACATAGATTTGTATATGGATTCTGAGCCTGATGCAGATGTTGAAGTTTTATTTTATAAAGATGACAATCCAACTAGCTACGCCAAAGCGCGTACAGACCTTTTGCCAAACCTGAATTTCAGGAGCACAATAAGTGATATTACTATTAATTCTGATCCAACTACTGGGTGCGTTGTCACGTCGGGAGGCCATGGTTTATCTTCGGGCGATACCATATATTTTTATGGAGTCAAAGGTGCTACTTTCTTTAATGATATTGAGTGGACACTTGGCTCTACTGTTACGGAGAATACTTTTTCTATAGACTCAGACTTAACACCTTATGGCTATGCAATCACAGATATCTCAAATGCTAATCCTGCGGTTGTTGAGGCCGTAGATCATGGTCTACAAAATGGAGACCGTGTTTATATCGTTGATGTTTCTGGCATGACAGAAGTCAATGACAAGTCTTTTACTGTGGCTAATAAAACAGATGACACCTTCGAGCTGCAAGGTATAGACTCAACAGCTTATACACCATATACACCTGGGGGTTATGCATTTGCACAGTATTTAAATGATGGCGTTCTAGCAGAGAGAAGATTTTACCGTACAAAAGTTTGGAAACGCGTCTATGCCGGTGGCATTGGTTATGAGCATAGAGTCGAAATAATTGAACAGAGTTCTAACAATCCAATAAAGATACATGCATTCAAGCCCTGGTTCAAATCAAGGGGAAGGAGAACTCTGGGATGACAATACCAACAACGATACAACTACCACTGCAAACAGAGCGCATCTTAAGCGGTAATCCCGATGAGATGGAGAAATACCAGCGCGACTTAGTTTTCGCTATACAGCGCATGTATGAAGATTTAGCGCAAGGCATAAACGGAACAATCCGAGGCGATCCGTTTGCCGGAAGTGAACAATGGCAACCAACATTAAACGGAACATCTTCTGGCACCTTTACGTACGTCCATCAAGCGGGATGGGTTGTGCGTCAAGGTCTTATTGTAGATGCATGGTTTGACATAAGTTGGAATGGCACAACAGCTTCGGGAAATTTATATGTAGAACTACCTTACAAGGTTGCCATAAGCAACCAAAAACCTTTCGTTGGTACAGTGCAAGCCTCGAATGTTTCGTACACAACAGGCACCGACATTGTGGTTAATGCAATATCAGACACCTATAGGGGTGAATTCTGGAATGTTGGGGATTCAATCCCTACTGCTAATCAAAATGTTGTCGGCAGTGGCCAACTGATTGGGCACATCAGATACATAGGAAAGAACGATGAGTGATAAAGAGAAAAAAATTGAAGAATTAAAATGGGTAAGGCTATTAAGCCCAGTACACATACCAAGATATTTGATAGATCAAGTTAGAGACAAAAACTATGACACCGACGACTTCATTAAGTACCAGGAGCTTAATTGCTTGGTTGCCGATAACCAGGGATTTAAAGTTAACCCCTTTAATCACCTGTATGCATTGGTTGATAATGGCAACCTCGTTAAGGGATTCTTATGGTTTGTCATAGAACCCCTTACCAAGGATTTACTGGTGAACACTTTTAGCATGGATAAAGAATACTGGTTTGGAGGGTATGCCATGAAAAAAGCTAGTGACCATATTAAAGATTTAATGAAAAAAATGAAAATAAAAAAGTGTTTTTGGTCTACTAATTATCCGAAACACTCAGAGCGTCAAGGCTTTAAGCGTTCGCGCAGTGTTTTGATGGAGTATGCCTTAGATGAAAATAACTAATTTAAAGACTTTTTACAGGAGCATCGTTGATGTTTAAAGTTATTAACTACGCGAATAGTTTTGCGTCCACATCTTATACATATGCCCTTGGCCAGGTAAACTCCTTCTTTTTCGATTCGTTTTTCTATTATCCAGTCTCCGTGTTGAATTCCTTCTTTAATATGTCTGCGGGTGTTTCTCGCTTGCGTTTTCGCGGTTACCCATCTACAATTTTCAGGAAAATACCCTTTGTCGTTATCAATACGATCTATCGAAAAATCATGCGGACGTTCTCCCATATCATTCAGAAAATTAAGAAAATCTTTGCGCCAACATTCGCACACTATAATACCCCTCCCTCCATATCGCGGAAAAGCTGGACATCTAGGATTATGGCATCGTTGTATCATGGCAGCCCATGTAGAATAGGTGGAGGTTCCATAATGACCGTGTTTTCGAAGTCTAGAGGTCGATATCTCAATTTTAAGACAGCCGCAACTCTTGGTATCGCCTTTTCTAAGATAATATCCATCGTAATCACCGATTTTGCCACATTCACAAATGCATGTCCAATAAGTGCTGCGTTTTTTGGGGTTGCGAAAAGAAGACTGACAAAGCACTTTCAATCGACCAAATTTTTTGTTAACAAGGTTTATAACTTTACTCATAAAACTATGTTAACACCGGAACAGTTTTATGGCAATTTTAGGAGAAGCTAATGGGAAAATTATTATCTGGGAGCACACAACATGCTGGGAACGTCTCCCTACTGACTGACGAGCAGCAACAGTTGTTTAGTCAATTATTAACAGGCCTTGGGCCTCAATTACAAGGTACGCTAGGTGGCTTATTGCAGCCTGGGGAACAAGATTATCAAGATGTATTTCAGAAGTCATATGTTGACCCTGCGATGCAAGCCTTGAACCAGCAAATAATCCCTGGCATACAGCAACAATTTGCGGATACCGGAAGCTCTGCATCTTCTGCTTTAAACCAAGCTCTGGCTCAAAGCGCATCAGATGTATCAACGGCTATTGGTTCACAGTATGGCCAGTTCTTGCAAGGACAGCAAGCCATGCAGCAACAAGGTCAACTTGGTGGTATTCAGGGACTTCTTAGTTTGCTAACCAATCAAACCTTTACGCCAATGATACATCAGACTCCAAGTCTGTTAGCTACTGCGGTTGGTGGTGCTGGTAAATATTTTGGATTAAATTAATAGGAGTTAATAATGCCACAACCAATTGTTTTTCAAGACCCATCTGGGTGGGGTGCTGCTTTTGGTAAC